TGGAAAGTATTTTCACCTACTGCACGAACCATTTGTAGTGGAACATATGGGCAATAGAAAATACCAGCGTCATATGGTGATGTACCTTTATAACCTACAACATAGTATTGTGAAGCAGCGACATTCGCAGCATATGGGTCAACATACACTTTGAATCTACCATTCATAACACCAGCAAAAGTTGCAGATGTGTCATCAACATTTAAGTTGTTGTTTAGAGCAGGTGTATAATCTAAAACTCCAGCCATTTGAAGTGCAGATGCAACATCAGCAGAACAGATGATTATATTACCTTTTCCTCTACGAGTTTGTTGTCCGATTGCGTTAGCATCTCTTTCTAGAGCGAACATTAAACCTTTGAATTTCTCAACCGACCAACGACCATTAGAATCAGTATCTAAATCAAAGATTCCAGCAGTTGTTGTGTTTACTTGAGCACCTTTAACAGCAGAAACATAAATGCTTCTTATTACTTCTCGGTTTATTTCAGCAAGAATTTCACCTGATAATATATTAGCAAGTTCTGTTTCTGCATCTAAACCATGAATTGCTTTAAGGTCTTGTGCAAGTTCCATTGTGTACTCAGCTTTTAAAGCACGAGTAACAGCGGTAACTGTTGTTTTTTCTATACTGAATGCCATTTCAGCGAAAGCATTAGATGTTGTATCACCTAGAGCTTCACCCTGTGCAGTAGTCATACCTGTTGGTGATGTGTACTGTCCAGCAGCTGGTGAATCGTTAAGTGTAGATGGGTTTGTACCTGTTTGGTCACCAACTCCTAAATCTCCAGCAGCGTCATCATTACTGAATCCAGAATCTGCTTCGTCTCCGAGTGCTTCAGCACCATCCATAGATGCGAATCTAGCTCTCATTGCAAAGATAAGTCCTGTAGGACCTGTCATTGGTTGTACACCACATACATCATATGCGATTAAGTTAGGCATTGAGCGTCTAACTAAAGAAATTAAGATTGGGTCCCAGTTTTCAACATCAGCACCTGTTGAGTTTGTTGGTGCTGCTTCTGAAAGAAAGTTTCTGTCCTCTTTAATTGCTTTTTCTTGGTTTTCAAGAATTACAGTAGTTACTGCCCTTTTATATGCATCATCAATTTTTGGTAAATCAGGATGTGCAAGGACTGGCGACCACTTCTCTTGTAGATTTTCTGTTTGAAACATTTTAGTTTTCTCCTTTAATTTCTACTATTTATATATTTACTTAGTTGCACCCTTGACAGCAGTTCCAATTGCTTTGCTGTAAGCAGCCATTGAATCTGATAAGTCAATGTCCTGTGCAGGGCCAGTTTCTACATTATCTATATTTTCAGTTGTTTCCTTAATAGTTCTAGGGAAATAACTTTCTTTTAAAGTATCAAGTTTACTTCTGAAATCTTCTTCGTTACCGAAGTCAACATCCTCTGTAAGTCCTTTAAACTTTTCAATTTCTGTATCAGTTAAATCAGAAGAAACCTCTGATATAACTTTGTCACGAGTTAGTGAATTGTTAGATTTTTTAAATTCAATTGATTCCTCAATAGATTTATTAACCTTCTCCTCTAACTCAGCGATTTTGTCGGATTGTGCTTGTAATACATCATACTTCTCATCAGGGATGTCAACATAATGGTCTTCAAACAATTGTTTTAAACCAGCAATAAAGTCTTCAGCGATTTCTCCTTTTAGACCTCTTTCTACTGCAAGTTCATTTTCCTTCATCCATTCTTCAACAACATAGTTCATGTATGTATCTACTTTTTCTGTTAATTCAGCTTTGTTAGATTTAATACCTTCTTCTATTTCGTTTTCGTAATTTTCTTGTAGTCTTGTAACTTCGTCACGAACTTTAGATTTAACTGCTGATTCAAAAACTGTTGCAGCTTTTTTCTTAAAGTCTTCTGATAAGTCACCTTCTCCACTCATTAAAGCGTCTACATGTTCTTGAACATTTATTTCTTTAATTCTTTGTTCAACTGCTTCTTTCTTTAATGATTCTTTTTCTTTTTCTTCCTCAGACATACCACCAGTCATATCTTCCATTTTTTTCATCATGTCTTCCATTTTACTGTACTGAGCTTTAAGGTCTTTCATGTCCATATCTTCCATGCTCTTAGACATATCTTCCATTTTCTTAGCCATGTCTACTGTTGCCTTAATCATGTCCTTCTTACCCATTTCTTCTTTTTTCATGTCATCATCTGATTCCATTTCAGAAATAGTTTCTTGGTCATCTGACATTTCTACTTGGTCACCAGCAGCAATAGGTTTTGCAACTTTCTTTTGACCATCATTTGGTGTGTCCATAGAATCTGGTTTACCTTCTTTCTTCTGAGCAGCATCACCAGATGCTTCTTTAGCTTTTTTACCAGCTTGTGTACCAGCACTAGATTTATCTGTAGGTGAAGTTACAGCACTACCCATATCTTGAACTTCTCCGCCAGGTGTTACACTTGAAGCATCAGAAGCTTTTAACTGAGGTTCTGCTTTAGCAGCACCTTTCTTAGGAGCATCAGCACCATTGGCTTCTTCTAACTCACTAAGGACTTCTGCCTCTAATTCTTCAATAGTTTTTTCGATTTCATTTGCCATCGGATATCTCCTAATTGAATCTATTGTTTTTAAAAATATAATTCGGTTATATTAACATTTATTTATACATCATAACATTTTCAAAAACTTTGCAAATTCCAAAGATTCTTCCAATGTCTGTTTCTTCCGAACTTTTTTGTTAATTCTTTCCTTCATATCAACTAATTCGGCTTCCATTAATGCCCCATGATTCCATACCCACTCTTTTCCTTCCATAATACCTTCTACGAAAGCGTTTGGAGCAGATGGGTCTGAAACGATATCAGCGGCAGTTGCGAGATAAAAATCATCTCTAACATAACTAGCACCATCTTTCTTTTGTTCTAAACTACCCATTCCTCTTGAAGAAACACCTAGTTTAGCACCTTCATCCATAAGGGTCTTTACTATTTCACCCATAGGTGTAGATAATATCTTTGCTTCACCTATAAAGTTTTTACCATCTGGATATAGTGCAGTAATCATGTGAGAGGCTCTTTCTAGGTTAATTGTAGGACCTTCTGGGTGTCCTAACTCACCATACGCTCTTTTCTCATTAATGAATTCTTTATTGTATCTTGCAACTTCTTTTTGAAGTATTTCTTCTGGATATACACGACCATTCTTATTCTTAATTCCAGCTTGCATGAAGATACCTTTAATCTTGTAATCTTTTTTGCCGTTATCTTTTTCTTCTGTGATGTATTCTACATCTTGTGCAATTGATTCTGATATTAGTTTTACTTTATTCATAATTCTCTCTATGATGTGTAGTTTTCGTCTTTAATTAATTCAATAATTACTGAACCAGATGTTCCAAAACAACTCATCTCTAAATCACCAGATGTTGCAGTTGTATTAGTCGCACTTGATTTGATTAATCCAGCACTACCATCATAATGTCCTGTTCCAGCAAGTCTTATTGCAACAGTATCAGATGATGCACCTTTAAATTGAATGTCTACATGACCTGTATTATCGTCAGCAGTTCCTTGAACTAATGACCACCAGATTCTTTTGATATGTAGTTTAGCACCATTTGCGTGTCCATCAAGAGCACTTGCATCTAAAATAGCATTGTTTGCAGTAGTATCGTCTGCTATGTTTACTAATATAGTAACTGTACCACCAGCACCAGATGCGTTTACAACTGTATCTCTTAATGTTCTTGTAGTGAATGCCATATTATTTTATTCCTTAAATTGATAGTACTTCTTTCTCAAAGTAAGAAAGAAGGTCTTTTTCACGAACCTTTTTTTGCTTACTTATGTTTTTTATAGTTTTTTCAAAAGTATTTAGGAAATCAGAAGGTTTAGCATCCATTACTTTAAATATTTCATCTACAGCACCTTTCATCTTAGGACTGAGTTTTTTATACTCTTTGGACTTTTTATGTTCATCCTTTTCATAGAATGGAATATAAAATTCTTCAAACTTCTTCGCCATCTTCCTCAACCTTGTTTGATTGAACAAAAGTATTAGCCACTTCCTTTCTTTTTACTTCTAATGCATCACCTACTTTTGATTGTATTGTATCTTTAAATGCTTTTTCAGCACCTAAGTTATCACCACCTTGTAACGCATCTATTATATCTTTAGTTTCTGCCATCATTTTCTCCTTTATTATTCACTATCATCTTCACCTTTTTCACCTTCCATATCATCTGGGGATATAAATCCACCACTTGAATCTTGTGGGTATCTTGTAATACCATCTGTGTTTCCTGGCATATCAATACCACCATCATCAGTATCAAGTCCTGCCTCTTTATTAATTTGTTTCTGCATTTCTTCTATTTCACCATCTGACATATTTAGTACATTTTTCTGTACCCATTCTTTACTATAGAATGTTCCAATGTATGATTCAATAGTTTGCAAATTATTCATTCTATCTTGCATCAATTCTGCATTTTTTAATTCAGCAAAATGTCCATCTTGTAAAAAGTCATATTGAATATGTTCTTTCATATTATCCCAATCTTCTAAAGTAATGATACCTTTTAGAATCAATTGAGATTTTAACATATCAGTAAAGATAGGTGTAAACCTTTTTCTTAATCTTCCTATAAACTTTGTAAACTTTAATTCATCTCTGGTAATTTCTGTTGAACGACCTAAACTAAAATTATTTTCTGCTTCCATACGAGAAACAGGAACATTCAATGAACGATATAGTTTATTTTGAAAATATTTTATATCTTCTATCTCACCTAAGTTTGCACCGCCAGGTAATGTACTAATCTCTGTTCCACGACCACCCTCTCTACGAGGCAACCAGAAGTCTTCTAACATTGACATATGATTTCTGTCATCACGAATCTCACCTGTAGATGCATCATAAACTAATTTGTTACGATAACGATTCATAACATCTTTTAGATATTGTTCTGCTTTTACTTTAGGTAGATTACCTACATCAATATAAAATATTCTTCTTTCTGGTGCTCTTGATATTCTGTATATTACAACAGAATCTTCAATCATTCTTAATTGGTTAACAGGTTTAATTGCTTTTTGTAAATGGGAAAGTACATGACCTTTGTTTTGGTCAATCAAACCAGAAGGTACATATGTAATAGAATCATCTGTAATTTTAAGACCTTCACTTAATGCTCCAGAATTTAATCCTTTATCATTGTATAGAAAAAAGTCTGTAACACCTGTTACCATCTCTAATGAAGTGCCAGATTTTACATCTTTATCAATTTGTCTTACTTTTCTGATTTTTTTAGGGTCAATGTATCTTACTTCAACGATACCTTTTTTAGGATTTTTTTTATCTATAACTTTGTGATAAAAAATTCTACCATCAATATACCATCTTCTAAATATGTCGTGTCCTTTTACATCAAAATCTAAAAGCGACAATATAGTAGAAAACTCTGCACGAATTTTATCTTTAATTCCTTTAGTATATTTCAATCTGTCAAGTTCGATTGCAACTGCCATATCTTTTTCATTTGATACGATTGCTTCATTTACGATATCTTCAATTGCACTATCACATTCAGGTTGTTGTGATATCTCACGATATCTACGAATTAAATCAACTTCTGACCTTTCTCTACCATCTGTGTCTAGTACTTGCCCAAAGAATCCACCACCAGCAATTTCGACTGTGCCGTCATCATTAGCTGGTACTGTGAATTTTTCTTGACTTTTGGTATCCTTTGCCCTTTCGAACTTGAACCCAAATAGTTCTGCCATAATATATTCTCCAATTAATCTTTATTGTTCCTATATTTATAAGGAAAAAAAAGACTAGTTTAGAAGTTCACTCCACTAAGTGAGTAGTTTTGATATTTCCATGTGCAGTCAAATTTACCAATAGCATTTTCACCCTCTGCATCCATAGCAGGTGATGTTATTGTTTTTGGCCATGCATTTTTAAAGATGTATGTTTTTAATACAGTATCATCTCTATCTATCATTTCAGCAGTTAAGTCTGTTGAATAATCTGATAATGATGAGACACCTGTATTAGTATCAAAATCATTGATACCATTTGACCATCTTTGTAGTGCGTTCATAATCATGAAGTCTGTGTCCATGAAAAAAGTAGTAGTCCAATCACCTGTAGTTTCTCTATCTCCAGCAATCATAATACTTCTACCTCTATATTTTAGAGCAATTTCACCTAGTTCTATATTTGGTAATGTAGTTGCAGTACATAGAAAAGAAGTTCTTCGTACATCTAATCCGATTGCAATGCCAGGTGGTGGTGTAATTGTTACACGAAACTGATTAGTACGATAACCGCCACCAATTAAATTTGCTTTAAAGTCGTCTATTTGCGCCATATTATCCTCCTACCTCAGAAAATGCGACCCCTGTACGAGTTGCAATAAAGTTTAGTGTAATAAAGTTAATAGAACGAGCAGGTTTAACAAATATATCTGCAACAAATTCGTTTCTATCTATAACACTTCCTGTGTTGTTTGATGCATCACACTTGACTAAAAAGTCTGTAATACCTCTACGACCTTGAACATCTCGTAAGAAAGGTTCAATTAAACTTCTAAATTGTGCCCTTGTGAACTCGTCATTGAATTCAAAGAGTTGGAACTTAGCAGCAGTTGCAATTGCTTTTTCTAATACTAAGAATAATCTTCTTACATTGATTCTGTCAAATGCACTTGGTTTTGTTTGAGCAGTCTTATCACCAAATAAAACTACGCCTTGGCCTGGGAAATTAACAACAGGGTTAACTCTTGCTTGATAGAGAACATCTCTATCAGCTTTGTCAGGGTTAAAGGATAACTTAATTGCACCTCTAACATTTCCTCTGTTGAATCCAGCAGGTGAAAACCATGCATCAGCAACATTATCTGTGTTTGCACATAATCCAGCAGTTGAACCACTTAATGGTACAAATCTATAAACATCATTGTACTTGTCATACATGTACATGTATCCACTATCGAATACCATGTAAGATGAACTTGGACATAAGTCAGCAGCAACTCTTACATTACTTGCTTGTTTAGCAGATGTTGTAACTCCTACTGTAGCAGAACGATATGGTGAAACAAATCCAACACAATCTTTTCTACCTTCTACTAAGTTTGTAATCATTGTAACATGAGTATCATGACCTGTAGATGTATCAGCAACGATACTTGATGAACCACCGATAACTAAATTGATATCTTCTGA